TGTTTCTCCACCTAATACAGTGACTTTTGCATCAGGACCAAATTCTTTTATATTTAAATCGTCTGATATGCCCTCTTTGTTTTTAGCTTCAGGCATTACTGTTTTAGTTGTAGTTGTTTGAGGTGGACCTTGTGTATCTTCTTGTTTTACTTCTCCATCTCCACGGAAAGGATAATAAGGACCGAATGATTTTCCAAATATTTTAAACTCTGGTATTCCAATATTTTCAATCATACCTGTTATTGCTTTCATAATACGATCAGGTAAATTTTTAATATAATCAGCAAGATCTTTAACCATTTTTATTGCACCCTCAACAATTAAATCACCCATATTATCAGGAATGTCTATATCAAATAAATTTAAAATATTATCAACTATGTTGAATGGAATATTTAATATTCCTTTGATTGTACCTTTAACAAATTCAGCAAATATACCAAATTCACTTTCTCCTCTTTCTTTTGCAGCTGCAGCATCTTTAAATCCCTTAAAAATTCCAAGCCCAGTAAGCAATCCTCCTATTCCTGATATCATGCCACCAAGTGTCGACATTACACTTTCCATTAATGTTTGTTGAGGTTTCGTTGAAGCTACATCTTGTCCTTTACCTGAAGTATTAGCTTCAATTGCTTCAAGTAAATTAATCATTCTATCTTGAAGAGCATTACTTTCTCTACTCTGTTCTAAAGATGCTCCACCACCTGCAGGAGCGACACCTGTTTTGGCTGGAGTAATTATTGGATTCCCTTTTGAATCAAGTATAGAAGATTTTCCACTTCTTCCCTGACCAACTGTACTTCCAGCTACACCACTAACTGTTGATGAAATATTTGTAGCACCTCTCACAGCACTACCAGCACCAACTGTTCTTACTGATGCACCAGCACCTTGTGCTGCTGTTCTTGCTACGAGTCCTCCGAATGCTTGTACTACCATATTTTTTTACTTTCTACTTAATCTTCTTTGTTCTGCTTTTGCTTTTTCATCATTTAAATGTTTGATTAGCATTTCAATATATATTTCACGCTCAAAGGGTAATTGATTTTCAAGCTCGGTCAGTGAATACTTATGATATTGCATTAATGCGAAATTAGTTTTGTAAAAATTAACTAATGACTCATGACTGAGCATTACGAAAAAAAATTGGCTAAACCCTCTATCTTTCTAACTTGTTCTTTATTACATACAGGACAGTTCCATTTTATTTCTTTAGTCAATTTAGGCATTGTATTAAAAAAGTTTACCAATTTTTTAAATTGTTCAGATGTAAGATTTTCAACAAATTTTAATACTTCTTCTTTTGTTTGATCTTTAGTATAAAATATTTGTTGTCCATCGTATATGTATTCTATAGATTGTGCTACTATATCAAAGTAATTATTTGTTTCAGTTTCTTTTTCTTTACCTTTAACTGTTCTTGTTTTCATATCTTTTAATGTTAGTAATAAGTCAAGTGATGGATATTTCATCATCACACCAACATCTTCAAATAAAGGTATTTTATTTTCGTGTCCTTCTGGTGTAAAAACTTCTACATCAGCTATATTTACAATAATAACTTTTTTACTCTCTTCTTTTTTTTGACACTCTTCATTATCACATCTTCCAATCAATTCAACAGTTTCACCAACTGCCTTTGCTCTTATTTGACAAAAAATATATTCAATATCAAATAAAGAAAGTTTAGATGCATCTATACCAATAACACATTCTTTAATAACTTCTTTTAATGTATTCACCATTACCTTTTCATCTTCAGATTGAAAAGCGATTAGTAATGCTTTTTCTTGCTTTACTAAAAATGGTCTAAATTTATACTCTTGTTTTGTAGAGGGTACACGTAAAGTATAAATCGGTGTATTACTCATAGGCAAAGCCATACTATTATTCTCCTTCAGTTTCTTTATAATTTTTAATTATCTTATTCAATTCATTTGTAGATCCTACGAATACATTATTGTTCGTCACTGTATTCTTTTTCTCTATAGAACTTACAGATGCTGTTTGTTTATGTAAATCTAATAGTTGTTGATTCACATCTGCTAACTGTTTAATCATATTTCCAACAACTTCAAATGCTCTTGGATGTTCTGATTGTTTTGCTATTTCAAGAGAGTGAACTAATGCTTCTTCACCTTTAACTAAAAGATTATGAAGATTGGCTCGAGTTGTATTGAAATCATTTACAATATCACTCTTTGTTTTATCTTCTTCTCTCGAATCTTTTTTAACTACAATTAATTCAGGCTCAATTGTAGGAATCTTTTCTATATTTAATTTATCACTTAATGTATCATCTATTTTAGACATTATAAAATCCTTAAATTGCTCTAAACGATTGTCCTATCATTCCACTTAATGTTTGTTGTGAAAACTTAACACCAGCATTTAATATATCTGGTGGTGCACTATTATATTGTGGTGCAAATTGATTGTTTCGATTATTACCAATTGAATTTGAAAGATCAGTAAAAGAATTTTGAAATCCAGAAAAATCACTAAAATAATTTGCAGCAACTGGTAATGAATTTACAATCACACCTACAGGATCAGTTAATACTTGATTTCCTATTTCTTGTGCTCCTTCTAATATTCTTTGAATCCATCCTTTTTGTGCTGGAGGAGGTGGAGCAAATAATTCTGTTGTAAAATACTTATATGCAAAGGTCACTGAAACTTTTGCTGGTTCATTTGAAGCTTGTCCTAATTGAATTGATTGAACTGTTTTTGGATATGCTTGATGTAGCTTTGTTAAATATCTTGTATTGTTTGCAACATCATTCACAAATAATGTAATTGTACTAATGTAATTATCGTAAAACTGTATTGTTCGATCAGTTGTATTTTGAATTGAATCTTGCCAAGCTTCAAAGAATGCTTTCACTTTAAAAGCAGTGTCAACATAATATACAGCTGTGACTGGATCAAATACTTTCTCATAAGGCATTTCTCTTGTTTCACCAAAGGTTCTTACTGGCACTGTTGATAAATTAACTCCAGGAATATTAATTGACTCACAATACAAATAAAGTTTTCTATAAAAATCTGCTGATGCGAATGCTGGATTTGTTCTTATAGTTTTAGGTGGTTCTACTGTGCAACCAAAACGATTGGTTCTAGAAATTCCATCTTTTTTAACTTCTGCTATAAATCTTTTTATATCTTGTGGCGATGTAGGTGGTTCAGAACGTCCTAATCCAAATATATCTAAAATTGACATTAAATTTTTCCTATACTATCAGCCCAAACATTTGATTTATTATCTGTAAATCTTTCTACTGGAAGCATCATTACAGTAAACCAATTTTCAGGTGATACTTTAATTATTGATGATTGTACATAATCAAACAAATATTTTTTAACACAAGGCATAGCTAAACGAAATTTACTTGCTGATCGTATTGTGTTCCAACTATAACGAATACGAGTAGTCTCGTTATATTTTCTATTTGTTGCAAACTCTAATAATCTATCTAACAATCTTATTCTTAATTGATAAGGTAGATAATGCATATTTAATCCTATAAACCCATCTGGTGTTGCGTCAAAAGGAAACACCAAAGGGAATTGATCGTAATAAGGTAGCTTGTCTTTTGTTTTTGCATCATAAAAATACATATATAAATCTCCTGGAATAATAGTTGATGCAATACGATTATTCCCATCAGGTCTTATTAATGTTGATGGTACAATTCTAGAAGTTCTTAATTTATTCGCTTCTTTTTGAAACCAATTTAATGACTTTGTTAATATAGATTTATCTTGTCTATATTTGTCATATATTTCTTGCGCTGATTGTCTTGGTCTTGCCATACATCTATTTATTTAATATATTGTAAACCTAAATCTTTTTCTGTTAAAATAATGAAACTTTGAGCCCTATTTGCTGCGTATTCACTTGCAGCTTTCCATTTAGCTGTATTTACTATAAAAGTCTCACATTCCTTTAGATATCTTCTTGATTGTTTTCCTGGATATACTGGTGTTTGTGTCTGAGAATATGGTTTGATTTCAACTAAATAAGTCTTAAGAGTAGATGTTTGTTTATCTTTTACAGTTATAGTAAAGTCAACAAAATATCTATGAATTCGATTATCTAATGGTGAACGATAAGGAACAATAACTTCTTCACTCTTCCAAGAAACTACTGAAGGGTTTTTATCGCACCAAAGAGCGAATTTTGTTTCCCAAGATGAACGAAGATAAATCTGTGTATGATCTCCTGCGTATTTCTCTGGATGTATTGGTTTGTATCTTCTTGTGTGAAACATA